GTATGGATTTTAGTGATCACATTGAAGGGGAAGTAAGAATAAAAGCTGAAGATCCATTAGACATATTGATAGACCCGGATGCAAAAGACTGGGATCCAAAGACATGGGATGAAGTATTCAAGACCCGTTGGATGACAACGGATGAGATTGAAGAATTGTATGGTCAGAAAAAAGCAGATAAATTGAGGGTTATAGCGGCGAATGGTTCAAGTTACGGAATGGACTCTATTGAATATGAAGAACAAAGATATGGGGATACAAATGCTAATCTGGAATATTCAGGAACAGTATCTCCAAATATTCCAGAAGAAGTTGGAGCAGTTAGAGCAATAAGGGTTATTGAACGGCAACACCGCAAGCTTATGAATTGTGAATTTTTTGTGGATGAATTTACAGGGGATATGAGGGAAGTCCCTTATGGTTGGTCAAAACAGAAGAGAAATAAATTTGCAGATCAGTATGGATTAGGGGTAATTAAGAAATTAATTAAAATGATTAAATGGACAGTAACTGCTGATAAAGTAGTGCTTCATGATGATTGGTCTCCTTATGCTGATTTTACAATTGTGCCTTATTTCCCCTATTGGCGAAGAGGTAAACCATTTGGTATGGTGAGAAATTTACTTTCACCTCAAGAACAGCTTAATAAAATATCATCTCAGGAATTACACATAGTAAATACAACTGCTAATAGTGGATGGATGGTAGAGTCTGGATCTTTAGTAGGTATGACAGCAGATGATTTAGAGGAACATGGGGCGGAGACAGGATTGGTTCTTGAGTACAATCGTGGCTCCAGCCTCCCTGCCAAAATTCCACCCAACACAATCCCCACTGGTTTAGATCGTATAGCTATGAAAGCTGCATTTAATGTAAAAGAAATAAGCGGTATTGGTGATGCTATGTTGGGTACTGATAAACCAGAAGTATCAGGTGTAGCTATAAGGGCTAAACAAGAACGTGGGGCTATGATGATTCAGGTTCCATTAGATAACTTGACTAAGACAAGACAATATCTGGCGGAAAATATATTAGGTTTAGTACAAAGATTTTATACTGAGGAACGGGTTATTCAAGTTACAAATGAAGAAGATCCTATGAAACCACGTGAACCAATGGTAATTAATCAAATGACCCCTGAAGGTATAGTTATTAATGATTTAACACTTGGTGAATATGATGTAATTGTAAGTACTGCACCATCTAGGGACAGTTTTGATGATATGCAGTTTGCACAAGCAATTGAATTAAAACAATTAGGGATCCCTATACCTGATGATATTATTATAGAATACTCAAACTTACAGAGAAAAGGGGAGTTGGCCAGACGTATTAGAGTTATGACTGGTCAGGAACCACCAACTGAGGAGGAAGCAGCAATTATGCAGTTCCAAGCAGAGGCACAAATTAAACAAATAGAATTACAAATATCTCAGTTAGAAGCAGACGTTGGTAGAACACAATCAGAAACCCAGCTTAATGCAGCTAAAGCTCAGGATTTGATGGAGATAGATCCACAGATACAAATAGCTAAACTTCAAACTGAAATTCAATTAAAGAGGGAAGAACTTGAGTTACGTAGGCAATTATCTGCGGATACAAATCAAATGCGTAGGGGGCAGACAGACACTCAAGCCGCTGTTAAAATGGCTGTAACTGCAATAGGTAGTAAATAATATAGGAGTAAAAAACTATGGCAAAAGCAAAAGCAAAAATAGAAGATGCACCACAATCAGAAGAAATAGGCATTTTAGATGTTGTATATGATGGTATACCAGGAGCTGATAAAGTAACTGAAAAAGAGGCAGCACCATTTAAAGAGGATTTAAGCTTCGATTTAGATTTGGAAGGTAATCCCAAGGAGGAGGATAGTGAAGAAAATCAGGAAGCAGCAACAGATCAGACAGAAGATGACAAACCAGAGGAAGAGGCGCCTGCAGAAACGGATGATACGTCAAAGGATGATGATGAAGGAGGTGAACAAGTTGAAGAGCCTGCCGAAGAAGAAGTGGTGGCGGAGGCTGATGAATCTGAATCTGAATCTGAATCTGAAGTAGAAGATAAGAAAAAATCTCCTATGATTCCTAAGTCTAGATTGGATGAAGTTTTAGCTAAACAAAAGGTTTTACAAAAGAAATTAGATGAACAACTGGCTCAACAAGCTGAAGTGCAAGCTGAGGCCCCTAAATATGAGTTTGAAGTTAAAGAATCTGAGTATCAGCAATTAGTGCTTGATGGAGAGATTGAAAAAGCTACATCTTTACGAACTGAAATAAGAAATGCTGAAAGAGCACAAACCATGTTTGAGGTTCAGCAGAAGTTAGGACAGACAGTTCAACAAAGCCAAGAGGCTATGCAATTACAAACAACAGCTCAGTTTATACAGGAACAAAATCCCATTCTTGATGAAAATAGTCAGGAATATAGTAAGGAGACAGCTGATGAAGTAATTGATCTTCGTGATGCTTTTATAGTACAAGGGTATCAAGCAGCTGATGCTTTAACTAAAGCGACTAAATATGTTTTAGCAGGAAATCAACCAGTAGCAGAAGAGGCTTCTTTACCTAAAAAAGGGAATGGTAAGATTGTACAAAAGAAAAAGAAAGCTATGGTACAAAAAAAGATAGAAGTATCTGAATCTCAACCACCTGAACTTAAAGGTCAAGGTAATGCTGAGCGGGGAGAAGGGACACTTGATGTGAATGCTTTATCAGAAGATGAGTTTAATGCTTTACCAGAGGAAACTTTACGTAGATTGCGTGGTGACTTTGGGTAAAGAGTCATATATCATATAAGAATTCGTTAAGTCAGAACGATATCTGGCCCTGGTCGTTAAGGTAAACAAACGCTTTCGTCCATCATTGACGTAAATCTGATCGAGGTCGCATTCGTTAAAGTCGCGGAGTCGTTTCCTCACGACACGAGGTATACGGGTTGGTTTGTCACCCCATAAGTTGGCAGGTTAAATAGTAACGTAATATAGGAGAAGCCTAATGGCTAATACTAATTTCGCGTCACTGACCTCCGAACAATTAACGGCTTGGTCACGTGACTTTTGGCGCGTTGCTCGTAACATGTCGTTTATCAACCAATTCGCTGGTTCTGGATCTAATGCAATGGTCCAGAGAGTTAGTGAACTCACTAAGTCAGACAAGGGAGCTAGAGCAGTATTGACTCTACTTGCTGATATGACTGGTGATGGTGTGACTGGAGACAACACACTGGAAGGTAACGAAGAATCGTTACGTGCATACGACATAGTGATCCAACTAGATCAATTGAGATTTGCGAATAGACTCGCAGGTCGTCTAGCGGATCAAAAATCAGTTGTTACTTTTCGTGAGCATTCTAGAGATGCACTTGCTTATGCAATTGCCGATAGAATTGACCAATTATCGTTTTTAACGCTAACTGGTGTTGCTTACACGCAAAAGAACAATGGTGCGTTAAGACCGGTTTATACTTCAGGTCAAAACTTAGGTGATCTCGCTTTTAATGGCGATGTCACAGCTCCAACTTCTAATAGACATAGAAGATGGGATGCAACTAATGGTTTGGTTGCTGGAAGTACAATAGCTACTGTAGCTGCTGATAAACTGGCCTATAACACAATTGTGGACCTAAAAGCCTACGCTAAAGATAACTACATCCGTGGTATCAGAAGTGCAGGTAATGAAGAGACTTTCCATCTTTTCGTAACTCCACAAGTTATGGCTGATATTAAACTAGACTCTGATTTCTTGGCTAACGTCAGAAATGCCGGAGTAAGAGGACCCAGTAACAGTTTGTTTTCTGGATCTTCTAGTTTGATGGTCGATGGTGTATTTATTCACGAGTTCAGACACGTGTTTAATACTTCTGGCGCAACCTCTGGAACATCAAGTAATGCTGGTGCTGCTGGATACAAGTGGGGTGCTGACGCTGACGTCAACGGTTCTGCTTGCTTATTCTGTGGAGCACAAGCACTTGCGATGGCTGATATCGGGTTACCGGAAGTAGTTGAAGATAACTTTGACTATGGTAACCAAAATGGTATCTCTATTGGCAAGATATTTGGATTGAAGAAACCCAAATTTCAATCTGATAATAATGGTTCTGTAGAGGACTTTGGTGTAATTAGACTTGATGTTGCTTACGCATAATCTAGTCTTTGAAGTGAAGACCATCTTTAGGGTGGTCTTCCTTCTTTTTTAATTTAGGAGTAATTATGAAAATAGTTTCAGATTCAGATATGTATGTATCTACAACTTGGGGAGCGTCCATACGTTTGTATGCTGGTGAACCAAAAAAATTAGGGGATGACATATCATTAATAGCTCTTCAACAAGGTGCTAGGGAAGTAAAAGAAGAGGTCTCAGTTTCTAAGAGCCCAACTATTCTGGTATCTGAGGA